TACGTGAGCGTCATCCATGCGGAGTTGATTATATTGATGATGCTTTTGGTGGTGAAGGCTTTACACCTTCAACGATTACTCTGTTTACAGGCGAACCCGGTGCAGGCAAAACAACTCTTATGCTTACACTAGCAGACGCATTAACTTCACAAGGTTATACATGCCTTTTTAACACAGCTGAGGAAAGCTTGTATCAAGTAAAACTTACATGCGAGCGTCTTGGTTTAACATCAGGATTTGTTGCGGGTCAAGAGAGTTATGTTCCTAGGCTTCTTAATAACTGTAACAAGCTTCGCGCTAATAACCCAGAAAAGCCTTTCTTTTTAATTGTTGACTCTTTGCAGACGCTAAACGATGGAAAGTATGGTGAAGATCATACAAACAGCTCATCAGCTGTAAGGTCACTTCAGTTGCTGACAGATTACGCAAAGCAACATTATATTAATGTAATCTCAATTGGTCAGGTAAATAAAAGCGGAAGTATGGCAGGATCACAGAAGCTCAAGCATATGGTTGACGCAATGATTCATCTTTCAATTGAGAAAAAAGACGAGGACTTCAAAGGTTTCCGTGTTCTAGAGACCGTAAAGAATCGTTTTGGCGGAGCTGGTTGGACTTTCTATCTAGATCTTAAGAAAGAAGGTTTTAATGAAGTAGCCAGGCTTGGAGCTAAGTAATTGACATTATCGCTAGTTTATTACCTAATAGGCTCAGTCGGTGTTTTTCTACAACATAATTTGCAGTTTATACACCCATTCTGGAAAGGTAAAGACGTTCTTTCAGTTCTTGTTTTTTCTTTGCCCGTTGGATATTGTTATCTTAAGTCCTGGACTTATTTTGTAGAAACGTCAGGGTCAGCATGGACTGCAAGATTTATGTTTTTTGCATTATCATATCTTGTTTTTCCTGTGTTGACTTATGTTTTTATGAATGAAACACCTTTTACAGCAAAAACTTTAATCTGTATTATTCTTAGTATACTAATGATTTTAGTGCAGTATAAACTATAATGTGTAACCTTCACCAATTTATATTATAATATTATCACCAACCAATACCTTAACCCTTAACTTAAAGGAAAACAATCTTAATGGATATCTCATCATTTGTCAAAACAGCAGCAAGTATTCCTCCACACATTGCAATTCTTCTTCGCGGTAGCACAGGTATCGGCAAGTCAGCAATTGTTAATCAAATCGGCAAAAAAGTAAACAAGCCAGTCATCGATGTCCGTGGATCAACCATGTCTGAAGGTGACGTTATTGGTTACCCAGACTTAGAGGGAATGAAGGTAAACAACGTAATGACATTTTGTATGCCTTCTTGGTTTGCAAGATGTTGTAAAGAGCCAGTAATTCTGTTCTTGGACGAGATGAATCGTTCTCTACCTCAGGTTCAGCAAGCATTCTTCCAAATTGTCTTAGACCGTATGTTAGGTAATGACAAAGACGGTATTCCATATGAAATCCATCCTGAGACACAAGTTATTGCTGCAATCAATTATGGTGCCGAGTATGATGTAAATGATATCGATCCGGCATTGCTTCGACGCTTCTGGACATGTGATATCGAACCTGATCTATCTACATGGATGGACTGGGCAAGAGACAATAACATTGACTTTATGATTACTGAATTCCTTCGGACAAGAAGCAAGCATTTTGCTCCTTCACCGGCTACAATCGAGCCAGGTAAAGTCTTCCCAACTCCTGCATCGTGGACACGCCTAGATGAAACATTTAAGTTTTCCAATATTGACCTAACAAGCAAGAGTCAATCAAACAAGTCACTAGTGTTTAATCTAGCATCAGGCTTCTTAGGTGCCGAAGCAGCAATTGAATTCTCAGACTTTGTTGAGAAATATGAGAATATCGTAACACCAGAAGACGTGCTTAATTCATTCCCACGATTCAAGGACAAGATTAATAATATGACTAATGATCGTATTAATGGTCTTATTGAACAGCTTGGCGAGCATGCTAAGACAAACAATTGGAATGTAACGCAAGCAGAAAATGCATCAATCTTTGCGAAATCAATTTCAGAAGAAATGCTAATTCACTTCTGGGCTGAGATTACAAAAGGAAAGAATATCGAGACAATTCAGAAAGTTCATAAGTTCTTAGGCGACTATCTGGTTGATGTTGTAAATAGTAATAAAGATATTGCCAAATAATTAAGGTGTAATATAAACCTCAATAAATTATAATGTTATTGTAATAAAGGAGTTATTATGTCAAAAGATTCAACATCAGTTGATTTAGGAAACAATACTTATAACGTAACACAAGAACAATTAGACTCTTTTAGCCTAACAAAACATTTGGTCGACTTGCTTTGGAACGAGCCTTTCTACTCCAGAATTCTTAGGTCTCTAACTAAGATTGAGTCTGAAGATATTCCTACAGCAGGAGTTTTAGCTACACAAAATGATATTACACTTTGGTGGAACAGATCTTTTCTTGCTTCTCTAGAAAAAAAGCATGTTCAAGGTGTTCTTAAACATGAGTGCCTACATCTAATCTTTGGTCATACAACAGAACGCAGACAAGAGCCTCACTTAATTTGGAATTATGGCACAGACTTGGCAATCAACTCTATCATTCCAGAAAACGAGTTGCCAAGAGAGTGTTTATATCCAGGCAAACACCTTCCAAAGTTAACAAAAGAGCAAGAGCTTACAATGTCTGAAAGTGCTCTTAAGTCTTATGCAGAGTTATCAATACAGATATCTAACTTTCCTCCAGAAAAAACTTCTGAGTTTTACTTTAATGCCTTAATGAAAGAAGGTCATCTAGGAAACCTAGATAAAGAAATGGACTTGTCAAGTGGTAATGGACTAGGAAAACATATTATTGACTCTCATGATAAATGGGACGAGTTATCTCAAGAAGAGAAAGATTTCGTTAATGAAAAGATTAAAGAGATCTTGAAAGATGGAGTTAAAGAGGCGAACAAAAAAGGATGGGGTTCCGTCTCAGCTTCTACAAGGATAGAATTAAATAAGCTTATCTCTAACGAAATCAATTGGAAGAGTATTCTTAAAAGATTCTGTGGGTTTACAAGAAAAGATGAGAGGACAAATACACAACGAAGGTTGAATCGTAAATATCCAGGCATTCATCCAGGAATCAAGAAAGACAATAAACCTTTAATCGCAATTTATGTAGACGAAAGCGGTTCAATGTCTGACTCAGAACTGGAAAAGTTGTATGCAGAGTTACAGACTCTTTCATCAAGGACAGACTTTTACTTATACAAGTTTGATTCAAGTGTTGATGAGAAGTCAGAGCTACTCTGGAAAAAAGGTAAAAAGCTTAAGGTAACAAGAAATCTTTCAGGCGGCACATGCTTTAATGCAGTAACAAAGCATGCATTAAAGAATAAGAAAAAGTTTGATGGCTATATTATTTTTACAGACGGATGTGCAGCAAAGCCTAAACCCTCAAATGGCTTAAAACGTGCATATATGCTTCTTCCAAATTGCTCTTTAGTATTCACCCCAGACAATTCTGATATTGTCATCAACATTAAATAAGGTTAAACAAAACTTAAAAATGAATTACAGTTATAATGGAAATATTTTCGACGTACGACAACAAAACAATCAGTTTAAGCTTTATTATAAAGCAATAAATAAATGGTCTTCTGGTTGGGCTTATATCGGTACATTTAAAACACGCGATAAGGCAGAAGCTGCCGCACGTCAATACTCGAATTAACAGGAGAGAAATATGCCAAAATTTTCAGATACATCAATTCCTTGGGACGATTATTTTGCAAGACCCGAGCCACTTCAAAGGTATCAGTATACAATTAAACGAAATAGCTTAAGTGACTATGACAGAAAGAAAGTGAGTTATGCGCTAGGCGCAACATCTCCAACTGAAGCTATTAGGAGATCTGAGCAGCTTTTACAAAAAGGAGAGGTAGGATTTTTTGCAAAAGAATTTCTGAATGCACTCATCATTTCAGCAGAAACTGATCTTCATCTACAATGAATATTACAAACGTCTTTAATAACAATAAAAAAGTAAAGCTAAAAAATGAGCTCGTAATTATTGAAGACGTTTATTACTTAAAAACTTTTATCTTTAATGTGAAACAAAACGAATGGCAGTCTTATCACCTAATTCGGTTAGATGAAGATTGCCTTTCTAGTATTCCTAACGTTGACGTTTCATACGACTTATTTGATTGGAAACAATGATTACAGAATTTAACCAGTTTTTATCAGAAATCAACTCTTCAACTTCATCAAACAGTAAAATAGACACAATTAAAAATTCATCTACGTTTGTTCAGCAAATTATTTTTTATACGTATAATCCTTATTTTCACTTCGGAGTTTCGTCTAAGAATGCAATCAAACGAAAAGATTTATGTAATACTCAATATGATAAAAACTTTTTTGAGTTATTAAATGAGCTTAAAGATAGAGTGATTACAGGCCATGATGCAATTTCTGCTGTTAACGGATTTATTGCAAACAATATTGAGTATAAAGAATTGTTGCATCTCGTATTAGATAAAGATTTAAAGATCCGAGCAGGTGCAAAAATTATTAACAAGGCAATTCCCGGAACTATTCCAGAGTTTTCTGTTGCTTTGGCTGAAAATTATAATGACAAGACTGTATCTAAAATTAAATTTAATAGAGAATGGTTTGTATCAAGAAAACTCGATGGCGTTCGTTGTGTTATTATTGTTGACGAGTCTGGTAACATCGCATCATACAGCAGGTCAGGAAAGAAGTTTGAAACGTTATCTGTAATCGAAGATCAAATTAAATCTTTAGGACTTAAGTCTGTTGTTTTTGACGGTGAAGTCTGCAAATATTCGGACAACGATAAAGACGACTTTCAAAGTGTAATGAAAGAAATTCGTAGAAAGAATCACATTATTAAAGATGCAATTTATAGTGCATTTGACTTTATCAAACTTTCAGACTTTAATAATAAAACTTCTACGGAGAAATTTAATCGTCGTTTATTTAATCTCAAATCAGCCTTGTTTAATAAACAATTACCTAACATAGAGATTCTAGAACAAACTTCTGTTAAATCTTTAGATGAATTACAATTATACATTGATACATTTAAAATGGATCAAAACAGAAACCACTGGGAAGGTCTTATTGTAAGAAAAGATGAGGAGTATAAGGGTAAAAGGTCTCGAGACATTTTGAAGGTTAAAACATTTTTTGACGCTGAATATGAAGTAAAGTCTGTTATCTTTGGACCTTTTAGACATGTTGTAGATGGCTCCGAAGTTGAAGAAGAAATGCTGAGTGCTGTTACTATTGAACATAAAGGAAATGAAGTCCAAGTTGGCAGCGGATTCTCTATTGAACAGCGCAAATATTT